CATGTGGGAATCTTACATCAGGTATCACATAGTTTGTGTTTGGATTTTGCAGTATTGTTTTTTTCAGCAGTATTGTCCATGTGTGTACATGGAATCCATCACGTACTTCTGTGCCGAATTTCTGTAACACAAAACGTGGTGTGATGTCTTCGCCTAGTTCCTTAGACCAAAATTCGTCCGGTGTTTCACGCCATTCTCTGCTTTCATCTGAGTCACCTTCCAGCAATTCACGTGGCCATTCAAATATGGCCGCCACACCATCCTTCAACTTGTCAGCGAATTTAATGCGTTGGAAATTATGTTCCTTTATTAGATGATTTGCAACTGTGTCTTTGCCCGAACCAATCAGTCCAGCGATGCCTATGATTTTTCGCATCCGCCTCCTATGTTGCCTGAACATTCAAGTCCGTGATAAAAGAATCTTCTTGGCACATCGTGTTCAAACATTCCATACGCAACAATGCCACAGCAAATAAATGCTATCACAACTGCCATGATGTGTGTTCTCATTCGTCATACCCTCCATCATCTTCTTGTTCTACAATTATTATTGGTTGTTTAGGATCAGTCATGTTCACCTCCTGGATCGTTCTTTGGTAATGGGACTTTGTATGGATTGCCATCTGTGTCTCTATAGATTGTGTATTCTCTTGCTCTATTCACAGAATGATATCCCCAATTGTATGAAGATTTAGTAAGGCTGAATGTTATCACTGTGGTGAAGATTGCAAGTATTAATATAAAGTGTGCAACCACAGTATATCCAAACACAACCCAACTACCGAAATACAGTGAAAATGTAATACACCACATCCATGCTAGGATCTGTAATATTAAGTGTCTCACATTCTGATCTGGTATGTGCTTGAGAGGATTTCTATCGGCATTCATTACGCCATGCCAAGCATCATGTATAAATTGTCTCATGATTACAATATAGTATGATTGTGTGTTTCTGTCAACTAGCCAATAACAAATGACATTGGAGTTTGCCCAACTTCGTTATTGTTCATGGAAAGTTCTAATTTTTCCAGTTCTTGTGTGCCTTCTGCCTTAAGTTGATCACCATTCAATGATGTTCCGCCCTGTGGTCCTGCGATTGTGGCAAATTTCGATCTCGCTTCGCCGAGCATGATTTTACATGTGGCTAGTGTGTAATCTCTTATCCATGGTTTAGCATATCTGTCTTGTAGCAATATGCCATCTGGCTTGTTGTTGTATAACCATAATAGGACAGTTTCAACGTTGCGTTGTCTTCGAACTATTTCTAATTTCCTTGTAACTGAATCATAATAGAAATTAATGTAGCCACCAAACATTCTGCCTACCATTTCTTGATAACCTGAGAACATTTCGTATGTTGCTAGTCCACCAATCCTGCCAGATTGTAAAAGATAAACATTCGTGTATGCCAATTCAAAAGGATCAAAGAATGATCCACCTTCTGATGCATTTGCACCACCTACTGTTCTTCTAAATATCTGTCTCACATTGGTTACCTCTTCAGGTAAAGTATAAACATTAGTATCTGCTTGAAGTTCTAAGAATCCATATGATTCTTCAACAGAACTTTCTGAACGTTGCTTGTATTTGTCCACCGCTCTTTCAAGTGCTGTTTCATAGTGTTTAGGGTCTAATTCAACCTCTACCATGCCATCACCCAGCATAGTCCTGCAGTGATCAAAAACAGATTGCTTGAGAGACAGTGTATTTTCTGGAGTTAGTACTTGGTCAACCATTGTACTATATTTATGTGTCTATGATTGCAATAAATATGTGTGCAATGCCAAGGCTATCCATATACAGACCAGAAAAAGGTAAAGATTACAAATTCTTCGATCGTAACATCAAAGAATTATTTCAAGTGGGTGGTACAGACGTTTATATCCACAAATATATGGGAATACACGATCAAGGTGAAACTAATGATGCTACTCAGCCAAAACGATCAGTAATTGATCATATGAGCATACAGGACCTACTTTTATTGGAAAACAGAGACCGTAAGTACGAATCAGATGTTTACACTGCAAGAGGCATTTATACAGTTTCGGACACTGACTTTGATCTGACACAGTTTGGATTATTCATGCAAAATGATTCTCCATTCATTGTGTTCCATCAACGTGATACAATCGAAAGATTGGGTAGACGTTTGATGAGTGGTGATGTATTAGAACTGCCACACAGGAAAGATGATTACAGTCTAGATGAGACTATGGACGAAACACTTAAACGTTTCTATCAAGTCGAAGATGTTAACGTTACAGCAGAAGGATTTTCACAAACATGGTGGCCTCACTTAATTAGAGCAAGGTGTAAACCACTGAGAGATTCACCAGAGTTTAGAGACATCATCGGCACAAGAAATGATGAAAACTCTACTGCATACAAGCAAGGCACGGGCAGACGAGATCAAGAGATTAACGATGCCATAATTGCACAGGCAGAAGCAGACGCACCAGAATCAGGTTACAACACACAACCATTATACATTTTACCGGTAGATGACAACGGCAAAGTTGCTATTGTAACAGCAGACGAAGAAACAATAGATGCAGACACAGGTAGTATTAAAGCAGATAAGGTTATGGATTCCCCTAGAGGTGATGGTTACCTACAAGGATATCTCACTGCTGATGGCATAGCACCAAATGGTGAGTCGTATGACTTTGGCACATCATTTCCAGCAGGGGCTGCCAAAGGTTCTTTTCATTTGCGTACAGATTATTTGCCAAATAGGCTATTTAGATATGACGGCAAAAGATGGGTGCATCAAGAGGACGACGTGAAAATGACAATGACCAACTTAGACAGTAGATCAACATCGAAAACTAGTTTCATTAACAATGACACTATCACAACCAACAAAGATGGCACTACACTAAATGAACGAAGTGCTTTGAGTCAAGCATTGATAGATAAAGAACGTAAAACACCAACTGAAGATACGGATACCACAACATAATGGCAAACATTTCACACTTTTACGACGGGCAACTAAGAAGATACATCATTCAGTTCGTGCGTATGATGTCAAACTTCCAATATGAAACAGGCAAGGATGCAGATGGCAACAAAGATCTAATCAAAGTGCCTGTGCGTTATGGAGACATCAACAGGCAGGTAGCAAACATACTGAGACAAGGTTCGGAAAACGCCCTTGTGAGTGTGCCACAGATGGCGGCTTACATCTCAAACTTGTCATATGATAGACAAAGAATGCAAGAGCCCACACACATAGACAAGTTACATGTGCGTGAACGTTCATACAATCCAGAAACAAAAACATATTCAGGTACACAAGGCAATCAACACACAATCGAACGTATCATGCCGGTGCCATTCGAACTTACTATGAACTGTGACTTGTTTTCAAACAACACAGATCAAAAATTACAGATACTAGAACAATTATTAGTGTTGTTTAATCCAGCACTTGAACTACAAACCACAGACAACTGGGTGGACTGGACGTCATTGAGTTATGTTGAATTATCTGACCTAACTTTTTCATCCAGGACTATTCCAAATGGCACAGATGATGAAATAGACATTGCAACTCTGCAATTCACACTGCCTATTTGGTTAACACCTCCAGCAAAAATTAAGAAACTTGGTGTGATAGAAAAAATTGTTGCATCATTGTATGATGAAGATGCGTCTAAGATAGACGTGTCTGGCATTATAGGTTCCGATCTACTAAGTCGACAAGAAATTACTTTTGGAAATTACGGATTATACGTTGAAGGTAACAAAATAAGACTTCTACAAAGCAAAGACACATTCAGTGAATCCACAGGTGACGGAGCCCATGCTTCTTTACCCAAGGATGATGCCAAGACAGATTCACAACTTGTATATGGAAAAGAAATTCCATGGGTGAAGATACTGAGTGCATATGGCACAATCACAGCAGGATTAAGCAAAGTTAAACTTGAGACTGCTATCACAACTGCCAACAACGAAGACACAGTAACTTACATCACAGGCACTATTGCAGAACATCCTACCGAAGCACATCAGTTGTTGTTCACAGTTGACACAGATACTATACCAACTGATTCCGTGCCACAATTTACTAAAATAATCGATCCAACTGTAACTAAACCTACTGGATCCGAAGTTGATGGTGAAAGATATCTTATAACCCAAGCGATTGGCACTGACCTACACGACATTAATATCACAGGAATCACTCATGCTGGTGCCACTGGCATTGCTACTGTGACTTGTTCACTGCCACATGGATTAGCAGTAGGAGACACTGTGAGGATCACAGGCGCGGCACCTAGTTATTACAATGGCACAATAGGTGTTGCTTCAGTAACTAGCACCACGGAGTTCACTTATAAGACAGTAAATCCGACCAATGCGGCGGCAAGTTCCGCAGAACAAACAGCAGATCAAAGTTTGATCACAGCAGGCGGTGGATATTTAATTGTGCCATCTCCATTAACATCACCAGCACTGGGTGAACCAGTTGGTAAAACCAACAGAGCCGGCAGTGCATGGGGTAACCTTGTTGCGTCAGAATCAGACATAATCCAATACAATGCTACGACCAGCAAATGGAACGTTGACTTTGACTCTTCAAATGTTACCAATGTGCAGTATGCCACCAACAATACCACATCAGTGCAGTTCAAGTGGACTGGCACACAGTGGCAAAAATCATGGGAAGGCGAATATGCTCCCGGTGATTGGGTACTTGACCTTTAGACTGATATAAATTATAATACATTATGACTGAAATCGTTTGCAGTGGTGC